AATTCTTTCGAAGCAATTTGAAGAGAGCGGAAGAAAATGCATCTCTGCTACAGCAGATGGTGGAGAAAAGAAAAGCCCCCTTGTTGCAACATTGGAAAATCTAAGAAAGGACATCTTGCAATATTCAGATAGATTGATGCTAAACCCAAAGGCAATATCACAATCAAAAACCATAAAGGAGGAAAACGGGCAGAGCTTGGCAGAGGTGTTAAAAGAAATTGGCAAAAAGCAATCTTAACGTAGTGATGAAATACGCTGAAAGCATTGTAAAGGGATCCAAGGTTTCATGCAAGGAAATGAAACAGTGTTGTCAAAGATTTTTAGAAGATTTAAAAGACGCAAGATGGGAACTCAAAATTGACGATGCGGAATTTGTTATCAGAATTATAGAGCATACCTTCTGCCATGCTCAGGGAGAAAAGCAAGACGGAAGCCCATTGAGAGGTACCCCGTATTTATTAGAACCGTTTCATAAATTTATCATTTACAATCTTTTAGGATTTTTTGTCGCTGGGACAAAAATCAGAAGATTTAAAGAAGCATTTATTTTCATTCCAAGAAAAAATACCAAAACAACATTTATCGCTTCTCTTTCTTGGGCACTGGGGCTACTGGAAAGGCGAAGCGGATCGAAAGTATATATTGTCAGTGCGGCGTTAAAGCAGTCATTAGAAAGCTTTGGATTCATCCTTTATAATTTGCGCGGATTCAAAGAAAGTGGCGGTTTTAGGATTATAGATAACAATCAAGAACATAGCATTGCCGCAGACCTCGGAGACGGTTCTTTATTTATACAAGCTTTAGCAGCAAATCCGGATAGGCAGGATTCATTAAACTGTAATATCGCAATCGCAGATGAAATGCATGCCTACAAATCGCCTAAACAATATAACATTATAAAAGAAGCTATGAAAGCCTATACCAATAAATTGATGATAGGGATTACAACTGCGGGAGACAGCATGAATTCATTTTGTTATAACAGATTAGTATATTGCCAAAAGATTTTAAACGGGACTGTGAGAGATGCGGCGGCAGATGCATATTTTGTATTTATTGCAAAAGCAGATCAGGATGAGAATGGAGATGTAGACTATCTAAACCCGAAAATCCATGAGATGGCTAATCCGGGTTATGGAGTGACGATCCGTCCACAAGATATTATGAACGACGCTTTGCAGGCGCAAAACGATCCACAGCAAAGAAAAGATTTCTTGGCAAAATCACTAAATATATACACATCTGCGTTCAAAGCATATTTTAACATTGAGGAATTTAAGAAAAGCGATCGGAAATATGAATGGACTTTATCTGAATTGGTGAGGCTTCCCGTTCAATGGTACGGCGGAGCAGACTTGACAAAATTGCATGATTTAACATCAGCCTCTCTATATGGTACATACAAAGACGTTGATATTATTATTTCACACGCATTCTTCCCGATAGTGGCGGCGCATATTAAAGCAGACGAAGACAATATACCGTTATTTGGATGGAAAGACTCCGGGTGGCTGACAATGAGCAATTATCCCACTGTAAATTATTCCGAAGTTGTAAATTGGTTTGTAGAAATGCGCAAAAAAGGGTTTAAAATCAAACAAATCGGGCATGATAGAAAGTTTTGCAGAGAGTATTTTATAGGAATGAGAACTGCTAAATTTAATGTTATTGATCAGCCTCAATATTATTATAAAAAATCCGAAGGGTTTAGACGCATTGAAAATAAGGCTAAAAACGGAAAACTATATTATCTTCACAATGAAGCTTTAGAATACTGCATAGAAAATGTCAGCGCTATTGAAAAAACAGATGATATGATCATGTACGAAAAAATAGAACCTAAAATGAGAATAGATATGTTTGATTCCTCTGTTTTTGCTTGCGTTAGAATGTTGGAAAATATGGAAAAACAGGAGAAATACAAAGGATGGTTTGATTAAAAACGGGAAGAGGTAGCAGATGGCAAAGAAAAAGAAAAATAAACTAAAAAAAAGAAGCGAAACGATAGGCTGGTTCTGCTCTCCAGAAGCTTATGAAACCCTTTGCGTTTCCGGATACTCAAAGCTATCCGATAATCCAGAAGTACAAATGGCAATCAACTATATAGCTGATTTGATTAGCGGGATGACAATTTATCTAATGAGAAACACAAGCAACGGAGATATTAGAATAAAAAATGAGCTGTCCCGTAAGATTGATATTGAGCCTTATAAAAACACAACCAAAAAAACATGGATGTATCAAATCGTTAGGAATATGATGCTATATGGAAATCAAGTTGTAATTCCAAAAACGGAAAACGGATATTTAATAGACTTGCAGCCTATTTCCCCCGCTGAAACATCGTTTATACAAGATGGGGAAGAATACTGGATACTATACAGAGGGAAAAAATATTTACCAGACGAAGTACTGCATTTCTTAATTAATCCAGATCCAGAAGCAATTTGGAAAGGAATGGGTTATAAAACTCCGTTAAAGGATATTGTGCACAATTTAAGACAGGCAGAAGCCACCAAAAAGGGCTTCATGGAAAGCAAATGGAAACCTTCGTTGATTATAAAAACAGATGGATTAATTGATGAGTTTTCCAGCAAGGAGGGAAGAAAAAAGCTATTAAGAGAGTATATAGAAACAAGCGAAGCTGGAGAACCTTGGGTTATCCCAGCAGAACAATTTGAGGTAGAAGTCGTTAAGCCTCTATCCCTGGAAGACTTGGCTATCAATGATGCGGTGACCATAGATAAAAAAACAGTAGCCGGAATACTAGGGGTTCCGCCTTATGTGGTGGGAGCAGGTGAATACAATACTGAAGAACATAGACATTTTATAGATAATTATATCCGCTCAAAAGCCCAAATCATTGAACAGGAACTTACAAAAAAACTCCTATACTCGCCTGACCTTTATTTCTATATGAACAGTCGGGCGCTGTACTCCTATAATATGAAAGAGCTTTCGGAAGTAGGAGAAAGCTTATATGTCAGGGGAATTGTGACAGGGAATGAGGTAAGAAACTGGATTAGTATGCCGCCGAAAGATGGACTGGATGATCTGGTAATCCTGGAAAATTATATACCACGCGGAATGATCGGAGAGCAAAGCAAACTGATGGGAGGTGAAAAAGATGGATAAATCGGAAAGACAGGTAAGAAGCTTACTGACTAAATTTGAAACAAGAGAAGAAGAAAACGGAGATCCTGTTATTGAAGGATACTTTTCGGTATTTGACAGCGACTATCAGCTTTGGGAAGGAGTGTCTGAAAGCGTAGCACCTGGTGCTTTTTCAGAAACGCTGGGAAATGATATCAGGGCTTTAATTGACCATGACCCACGGCTGGTATTGGGAAGGTGCAAATCTGGAACGTTGAAGCTAAGAGAAGACAGCAAAGGATTGTGGGGAAAAATTAAAATAAACCGGAACGATACAGACGCGATGAATCTATATGCACGCATTAAACGTGGAGATGTAGATCAATGCTCTTTTGGCTTTAATATTTTAGATCAAGATTTAACTCAAAGAGACGGCGGAGTTCATTGGACAATAAGAAAAGTGGATTTACATGAGGTTTCTGTAGTGACGTTTCCGGCTTACGAAGAAACAACGGTTACAGCTCGAAAACAGGACTACGAAGAAATTCAAAAAAGAAAAACGGAAATTTGGAAAAACGATATAAGAAAAAAATTAAAGGGAGAAAAACAAAATGGCGCTAAAGGTATTAATGCTTAGAAAAAAATTGGACGAAAAAAAAGCGGCCTTAGAAGCTGCAAGAGCGGCCCTCAAAGACCTGGAAAAAAGGGAAACAGAGCTGGAACAAGACATTGAAGAAGCAAAGACGGATGAAGAAAAAAAGGTTGTAGAACAGGCAGTAAATGATTTTGAAAAAGATAAAGAAAAAAATCAGGAAGACGCCAAAGGCCTAGAAAATGAAATTGAATCTATAGAAAAAGAAATAGGGGAATTGGAAAGGGCGCAAAAAGCAACGCCGGCAAGCGCAAAAAAAAGGGGAGGAATAAATGAAATGGAAGATGAAGCAAAATATACTTACAGAAGCGAGATGAAAATAAAGTCGCGTCGGAGATTGTTCGACACATTACCCATAGAACAGAGAAAAGCCATCGTAGCGCAAGAAGATGTTAAAAGCTTTTTAACAGAAATTAGGGGAATTAGCAAGCACAGAGGGCTTACAAATGCCGATTTAACAGTACCAGTTATTATGCTAGACGTTATCAGAGACAATATTGAAAGATATTCAAAACTGATAAATGTAGTAAATATGAGGCAGGTTGCAGGGGAAGCGCGGCAAAACATAGTCGGAACGCCTCCGGAGGCGGTATGGACGGAAATGTGCGCATCCATCAATGAATTAGGATTTGCGTTCAATCAAATCACAGTAGATGGATATAAGGTCGCTGGGTATATACCTGTATGCAATTCTATTTTGGAAGATTCCGATATTAACCTGTCAGCCGAAATTATTGAAATGCTGTCTAAATCTATTGGACTAGCATTAGATAAAGCAATTTTGTACGGAAAAGGTTCGTCTGGGAAGATGCCTACAGGGATTGTCACCAGATTGGCACAAAGCGTCAAACCATCTGATTATCCATCCAGAGCCCCAGAATGGCAGGACTTATCTACAAGCAATATTATTAAGATGCCAAACAATTTAACAGATAAAAACTTTTTCTCCGAATTTATTCTAAATGGGGCAAAAGCTTCCTCTGATTACAGCACAGGAAATAGATTTTGGGCTATGAGCGAATCTACATTAGCCAAGATTGTATCAAAAGCATTGACATTTAACGCTAGCGGGGCCATTGTAGCGCAAGTGAATAACACAATGCCTGTAATTGGAGGAAATATCGTCACATTAAACTTTATGCCGGACGGAGATGTTATAGGCGGATATGGCGATATGTACTTATTGGCGCAAAGGGCAGGCATTAGAATTGATCAGTCAGAACATGTGATGTTTATTCAGGACAATACTGTATTCCGCGCTAAAGCAAGATATGACGGTATGCCTATCGATCCGGAGTCTTTTGTGGCAATCAATATCAATAACGCAGAAGTTACAACGACAATGGAGTTTGAACCAGACAAAGCCAATAACACTATATCAGAAATTTGAGCATTGAGGGAAAACAAGTGGATGAAACAAAAGTGATCTTGTTAAAGCATGACTTACAAATATTGCATGAAAAGCAGGATGAATACTTAAAGAACCTGTTGGATATGTCCGCATCCATGATAAGGCGAGAAGGCATTGAATTAACAGAAGATATTGAAGATGTTGGATTGCAAGTGATGTATGCGGCATATTTATACCGGCACCGTGCAGAAAAAGAAAATGCGATGCCCCGAATGCTGCGGTATGCCTTAAACAATAGACTGCTGTCACAAAAAATGAAAACAGAAACCCCGGATCCAGATCTGGAACCGGGGCCGTCCCCTGAACCAGAGCCAAATCCAGAACCCGATTTGGAACCAGAAGAGGTGATCTAAATTTTACATAGTGACGGGATTGTAACGATTTACGATTTGCGGGACGGGTCAGCGCCAGACAAACGCAAATTAAGAGAAAAAAGCCAGCATTGGTATGGAGAAAGGACAGTAGGCGTTACGAGGCTTTATGCTGCCAAGCAAGCAAATTGTACAGTTGATATGCTGCTTGAAATTTGGGAAGATCGGGAAATAAAAACAAATCAATATGCCATTCCAGAAGATGGGCAGCAATACAGGATTACAGAAGTGCAGCATACATTAAATGACGCCGGATTGAAAATATCTCTTTTGACATTGGAAAGGATGCAAAAAAATTATGAATTGGAGCAGGATATGGAAGATATCAGAGGCGCTCAAGAAAGTAACGGATAAAGTATATCATTTTGACGGCGGAGGGTCAGAAGCCCCTTATATTGTATGGGGAGAAGATGGGTCGACAGATGAATTTTATGCCGACAACAAATTGGAATCCAGATTCATTACAGGAACTGTGGACTATTTCACCAAGAATACAGAAGATCCGAATCTGGAAAAAATTGAGGATGCTATAGAATCCATTGGAATGATATATCATCTTAACAGTGTGCAATATGAGGACAATGCGGGAATAGTACATTATGAATGGACGTGGAAGCACGGGCAAAGTAGAGCCGAGTGGAATTGACGGAACTATACTATATTTGCAAAACCTAAAAAATACATCAGAAACGATTATAAAAGAAGCTGTATATGAAGGCGCAAAAATTTTAGCAGATGAAATCAAGCGCGGACTGGTTGAAAATTTAAATAGCACTGAATCGGTATCTAAAAATGGGAATGGGAAAAAGAAAACAACTAATTCTAGCGGAGACTTGATAAAATCATTTGGGATTGCCCCTATTAAAAAAATGAATAATTGGGAGATAAACACAAGAATCGGATTCCACGGAAAAGATAAAAAGGAAACTGCAAATCAGTTAAAAGCCAGAGCTATGGAGAGCGGAACGAGTAAGCTTAAAAAAAGACCGTTTGTGCGTCCTGCGGTAAACCGATGCAAAAGTAGAGTAAGGGCCACAATAGACAATCAAATCAGGCAAGAAATTAAAGGAGTCGCAAGAAAGGGATGATTAAATGGCAGGAGTTGGATTAGCAATACCAATCGCAGCAAGATATATAGACGATGGAAACGGAAACATTTCATACCAAAATGGGCTAAGATTTGCTAAAGCGGTAGAATTTTCTACAGAATTTGGAGACAACAAAGCCAATAATCTTTATGCGGATAACGGGATAGCCGAAACACAGAATATGTTTTCAGGCGGAACTTTAACACTAACAACAGATGATTTGGATAATGAAGCCAGCAAATTAATTTTAGGAATCACCGAGAAAGAAATTACATATAATGGGAAAAAAGTTTCTGTCTTAGTAAATAAAGCAGATGACGTAAGCCCTTATTTAGGATTTGGAGTTACTATAAAACGGCAAAAGGACGGAAAAGCAATACACACGGCAGTAATTCTTCCAAAGGTATCTTTTAGCGTTCCTGCCGATTCAGCAACCACTCAAGGAGAAAGTATCGAATGGAAAACACCTTCTTTGTCCGGCACCATTATGCGTGATGATACACCTGAGCACAATTGGAAATATAGAGCAGACTTTCAGACCGAAGCCGCCGCAGTAGAATTTATCAAATGGTTTTTAAAAATGCTGCCGGCATCTTTAACCATAACCAGCGAGCCGGGAACAATAAAAGGGACTACTCAACTAACAGTATCACCAGTAAAGGGGGGCGAAAGCATCTACAAATATTTATTGGGAATAGAGGTTTACACGCCGGACAAAGGGAGCGAAACGACAGAAAATTATCAGGATTGGGACGGGCTGTCTGAAATAGAAGCAGAGCAAGGGCAAAAAATATTATTAGTAGAAGTGGATAGTGATGGAAAAATTCAGCGGGCCGGAATAGCAGAATTGCAAGTAGCGGAAGAAGACGCGCCAACAGAGGGAGAAGAAATAGTAGTCACAAGAACTGTAGCGAAAAGAGGTAAATAATGGGCAAAAGAATAATAGAAACAGAAATAGATGGGAAAAAATATCCATTAAATTTTTCTATAAAAGCCGGAGTTTTATTTGCTGAAAGATATGGATCGGTAGAAGATACATGGGAAAGTATCAGCAAAAAGACCCAAACAGAGCAATTAAGAGAAATTTGTTGGATGTTGCAAACTTTAATAGAACAAGGATTTGCTTATCAAAAGATTTTTGAAGAAAGACAAAATCAAATACCTGAAAAAATTCCAACAGCCGAAGATTTAGAAATTATGATGGGATTTATGGAATTTTACCGGATGCCGGATGAAATACAAAAAGCAATGTTAGCGGGAATTTCTCCAGAAGTGCAGGTTGAACTGAAAAAAAAAGCGAAGGAGAAAGTCAAAGAAGCAATAAAATCGACGCAGAAGGATATATCTGGTGCGAGTATTACCGGCTAAAAATCGGATTAGACAGACAAGAATATAACGCTATGCCAATAGGACATTTTAATGATCTGGTGGCGTGCTATTTTATTGAACATGGGGCGAAACAAAAAAAACGGATAAAATCAGATGGAATACAATCATCCATTGATGAACTTTTTCCAGATTTAGCTTAGGAGGGCAACGCATGGCAAATGATGTAAATATAAAATTAGGAGTAACCGGAGAAAAGGAATTAAGTGATGCGTTAGATAATATAACCGCAAAGCTAAAGGTGAATAAATCTGAATTAGCCCTTGTAACCGCTGAATATGGAAAAAATACGCAGTCAATAGATGGAATGACAAAAAAAGGAGAAGCTCTGCAAAGAATAATTGCTTCGCAATCAGAAAAAACAAAACTTCTATCTGATGCCTTAAAAAAAGAAATAGCTCAAAGCGGGCTATCCGCTAAAGCTACGCAAGAAAAACAAGCCCAATTAAACAGGGCGCAGGCTGAATTGATTAAATACACCAAAAATTTGAGAGATAATGCCGATGCTATCAAAAAAGCAGAACAAGCAGAAGAAGACGTGTCGGACGCTATTGAGGGAACCACAGACGCTATCGAAGATGCGGCAAATGCAAGCGAGGATTTTTCTGAACAATCAAAAAAAGCTGGAGATTCAGCAAATAAAAGCACCAAAGGCATAGGGGCAATGACAATAGCCCTTGGCGATTTAGCAGCCAAGGGAATTGAAAAGGCAATTACTGGACTTATTAGCTTGACTAAAGAGATGCAGGAATATAATTCTGATACCGCAAAATTAGAGCAAAACGCTAGGAGCGCAGGAGTCGGAATGGCAACCCTTGAAAAAGAAATGATGAACTTAAATTTTATTACAGGGGAAACAGATTCCAATATCGAAGCGTTATCAAATTTGATGCAAGCAGGGTTCAAAGATAACAATTTAGGAGAAGCGGTGGAAGCTCTTTCTGGCGCTGTAATCAAATTTCCGGATACGTTAAAGATTGAAAGTTTGGCAGACAGCTTGCAAGAAACCCTTGCCACGGGAAAAGCTACAGGACAATTTGCAGAAATGCTGGGAAGGATGGGAATTGAGGTTGAGAAATTTGATTCTGGCCTACAAAGAGCCATTAAATCTGGACGCGAGCAACAATATGTATTGAATATTCTTGCAAAAACAGACTTACCGCAAGTCACACAAGAATACAACAAAATGAATGAAGAACAAAGGGCTTATTCTGATGCTCAATATAAACTTACTGAAAGCATGGCGGATTTGTCTAAAAAAACAATGCCTGTTATGGCGGAAGTTATTACCGAAATAACAGCGTTATTAGATGAACACGCAGACTCGGTAGAAAGCATCATTGGGCTAATCGCCGCGATCGCCAATATTATTTTAAATATTATTGCTGTATTGGCAATGGTTCCGGCTCCTGTTTGGGCTATTTTAGCTACAATCATAGCAACGGTTACGGCAATTATGAAAGCACAGGAAGCGCTTTCCGGTGTAAGCGAAGCTCTGAAAATTTTTACAGGCGGTCTATCACCTGCACAAATGAAGATACTACAAATTATCACGATAGTAACCGCACTAGCCAGCGTATTAGCCCTTCTTGCAATGCTGTGGCTTTCTATCAAGGAAGGTTCTGACAAAGCTGTATCATCAATGGAGAGAATGAAAAACATTCAGATTACTCCACCCACGGTAAGCACCCCAAAAGTTAAAAACGCCTATGCTAAAGGCACTTTTAGCGCCGCAAACGGCTGGGCGCTGGTTGGAGAAGATGGGCCGGAATTAGTTGCTTTTTCCGGAGGAGAAAGAGTGTATAACGCACGGAAAACAAGATCCATACTTGAAAGTGGGATAAGTACAGGCGGAGGGACACAAATTGGAACGCTGAATATATACCCAAATGCCAGCCAATGGAACCAGCTAATGAATTTGTTACAGCAATCCCAAAGAGCCAGACATGACAGCAGAATGAAATAAAATAGGTGGTGAAAATATGCCAACAGCGACCGTATACGCAAATAGAGCATCAGAAGTAAGCAGTGTAAGCGGAACCACTGTTCAAAACCCATCTAGCTTGCATGTTGCCTATAAAGGAGCAAGCAGCTCAAAAGAGACACAATATGGCGTTTTAGGCTTTAATGTTCCTCAAAGTTTATGGGGAAAGCAAGCAATTTCCGCTACTCTTACCGTGCCAGCAGATGGGCTAGGCGTTTTATATGCAGACGCATCGGCGCTGCTTTTTAATAGCCCAAACGATCTAAATGTGGCAAAGATAACATATGATGATATACATGAATTAAAAATTAAGAGATCAGGGCTTAATGATGCTGGAAGTTCTGGAATGATAGGGGAAGGCAATAGAAAGCAAATGTACTCATCCGGATATCCAGGAGCCGCCGCATTGATGTTAAATGCAATTTTGTTGTTGATAAGTCTTAGAGGTGGATCAAACAAAACGTATTATATGGATTTATACCAAAACCCATATATAACAATCAATTATTCCGATTCTGTATCTATTGATGTAGTACAGCAAACTGAAGATTTGGGGTACAGAGATCCAAAAAAAAATAATGAGTTTTATAGGATAAATTTTGGTTTAAGCATTATAGGTGGAACGACAGTAACAGCGGCAAAAATGAAATGGAAAGTATCAGGAGCATCAACATACACAGAAACCCCGCTGACAATAAGAGAGGACAAAAGATATGCTTCCATAGATGGCGAATGGAGAGGAAAGCAAGCTGTTTGGGCTCCGGCGAATACCTTCCCAACTCGTTCAACAATTGAATATCAAATACATGTACAATTCAATGGAAAATGGTGGGGAAATACCACAGGATGGGGAACTTTTTCTACTGTTGATGCAACATCAACAGCAACACCAATTAGCCCCAATAACACTATGATTGACGTAGAATCTGCTAATGTGTTCAAATGGAAACATAATATTTCTACAGGATCTACTCCGACCGGATATGATTTGCAATATAGCACAGATGGCCATAACTGGTTACCCCTGGCATCCAACAAATCAACCGCCAGTTTGCAATACACTGTTCCATCCAACAAATTACCAGCCGGAAAACTATGGTGGAGAGTAAGAACATATAACGGAGATGGAATCGCAGGAGAATGGTCAAACAGCGCCGCTATTGTTGGATATGGAGCGCCTCCGACTCCTGTAATCACAAGTGTTTCCAATACAGCGCGTCCCACGGTCACATGGACAAGTTCAACTCAGATTGCTTACGATCTTGGAATTTATCAAGGCGAGACCGAAATATTAAGGACAGGAGAGACGGCTGGAACTGCCAAAACTTATGTTTCACCAGATTTCTTAGAAGATGGAACATATACAGCAAAATTAAGAATCGAAAACAGTGGGCTTTATTGGTCAAAATGGGCCACAAAAAATTTTACAATCAGAACATCTAAACCAGCAGCACCAAGCATTTCCGGAAAATCCGTAAAAAACGGAGTAATAATTATAAGCAGCAACAAAGGAAATGGTCTGTTTTTATTACGAGATGGAATCCCAATAGCCAAAATAATAAACGGACAAGCAGAAGATTATACAGCGGTGGGATGGCATGAATATAAAATCAGACTCGTTAGCGGGGCGGCATTTTCTGATTCTGCCCCATTGATGTTAGAAACAAAAATTGATCAGGCTGTAATCGCCTCAGCGGATACGCCTAAAAACATGATAGGGCCATTATTGCAATCAGAGAAAAATGTGTATCCGTCTACCAGCAATATAGCGTCAGAGATGCTATTTTATGCCGGGAGAAAATACCCAGTAGCTGTTACAACCGATGATATAACAGAGCAATTTTCCCCATCTTTTGCTTCTTTAACCCCAAATCAATATGAACGGATAAAGAAAAAGATGGAAAGTTCAACGATTGTAATTTACCGAAACAACGGGGGAGAGTGCGCATATTGCCTAATCACAAATATAAGCCCCTCAAGATCCATTTTTTTTACGTCATGGGGAATGACATTATCGCGTGTTGATTATATAGAACGTATTGATTATGACGGGGTATAACGAATGGGATTAGCGTTAGAAGGATTTACAGAACAGGAAATCAAAGATGCCTTACATGGAAGAAAAGGCAGGCAACATTACAGGTTCAGATATGAATTATTAAACAACAATGGAGCGCGTATACGAGATTTAAACGCCACCAAAGGAACTGTATCTTTAGATCACAATAACGCTATTCAGCGCGGACTTACATTAACAATATATGACGATAATGTCGATTGGTTGAAAAATAAGATTAAAGTGTATATGGGAGTGCGCATAGATCGAGCCGGAACAACACAAACGGTGGATTACAATTTTTTTGGAGCGTTATGGGAAACTACCGAAAGTTTAACATGGGAAGAAATCGACAGAGGATATATAACAAATTATATTCCTGCTCCATCCAAATGGGCAGAATGGCCTTTAGGCGTTTTTATTCCATCCACTCCTACAAAAAAAACAGGCCAAATCCACACAGAGCAAAAATGGCAGCAAAAAACAGAAGATTATAATTTTTTTGGGGCCTTATGGGAAACAACCGAAAGTTTAACATGGAATGAAATTGACGCAGGATATATTAAAAAAAGCGTTCTAATTTCTTCCGAATTAAAAGGAACAGCCAGCTATGATGTAGAATGCTACGATCTAACAGTAATTTTGAAAGAAGATGCATTTACAACCCGGTATTTTATTGCATCCGGTACGGCTTATTTGACAGCGGTACAAAATATATTAGTGTCTGCTGGAATAGAACATGTAACAGTCACAAAAGATTCTGCTGTAAAAATCGCAATAGATCGGGAATGGGATATAGGTACATCGAAGCTGGATATTATAAATACACTGCTAGAAGAAATCAATTACAATCCCATTTATTGTGACGCTAGAGGGTATATGGTGGTATCGCCATATATAGAGCCTACATCAACCAATGTTACATACGAATATGCTGCAGACGAACTATCTGTAATTGCGGCCGAAATGTCTTCTACACAAGACTTTTACAACGTACCCAATGTGTTTATTGCAACCTCACAAAATCCAGACTCAAAACAAGATTACAGATCTGTATATATAAACGACAATCCAGTTTCTCCGACATCCACAGTACAACGGGGAAGAACGATTGTATCTAGGGTTTATCAATTAGATTCTGTAGCGTCACAAGCAGAATTAGATGCTTATATTAAAAAACAGGCGTTTGACGCCAGCCAAATTTACGAAGAAATACAATTTACAACAGCGTTAATGCCTATCCACAGCAGTGGAGATGTATTATCGTTGCGGCATCCTGCAGCTAGCGGCATATATCAAGAAATTAGCTGGGAAATGGATTTATCAAACGGAGGGCAAATGACACATGTTGCAAAGAGGTTAGCGAAAATATGAGAGAAAATGTATTTGTTAAAAATGAAGAAAATTCCGAATCTCCTTTCAAACTAGCTACGGTAGGAACCATATACGATGATGGGATATCTTTAATTTTAGATGGGGATGACACGCCCAGCCAAAAAAAATATAAACGATTGAGAAATGTTGCTGTTAATGAAGGACAACGAGTTTTGTGCGTTAAAATGGGGAAAACTTCGTATATCATAATCGGAGAGCTATATCCAAGATAGAAAGGATAAAAAACATGCCAACATATTTAGAGCCTATCCAGTTGCCAATATGGGACGCAGGCGAAAGGCCACAGCGGGAACAATTTAATGACGCTTTTAAAAAATTGAATAGCGCTTATGCCGGAATTAACACAGATGCCCTAAAAAGAGCAGAAACGGCCGCATCAAATGCAAAAAAGAGCGCAGACAGCGCAGCAGACGCAGTGAAAGAAGCTCAAAGAATTGCCGCCGATGCAGGTGTAGAATATAAAATAGATGGAGATCGGGTAGGCTTTAAGCGCCCATCAGAGAAGGAATACAATTATACAGATCATTTAACTGGCCCTGTGGGGCAAACTGGGAAAAAAGGAGAACCAGGAAAGCCGATAAAAATAGCAGGAACTTTTGAAACATTAGAAGAATTGAACACAGCTTTTCCAGATGGAGATGGAGATAATTCCTATCTTGTAGATGGGAAAATTTATATTTACGCTAGCGGGAAATGGAATGAAACTGTTATTGGCGCAGGCGGTTCCGGCGGGGGAGGAGGTCAAAGCGGACTGTCAATTATTCAGTGCGATTCTATTTACGACCCTACAAACAAAATACATATGTTGACTCCTGCAGATGAAAACCAAACAATTCCTACATCCGGGATAATTCCCGTGACCTTTATTCCCGACGCAGATTTCCATGCCGGAGATAAGCTGCGGTTCAATGGTCAGGACTGCGACGCAGCTTACAGCAATACAGATTTAGCCGTTGCAGATGGGGCATTCCGGGCAGGTTTTGTCACTTCTGTCGCATTCCAATTTGTGGAAGCGGGGGGGGGGGCTGACCGAACCTGTTTAGCTATTTTGCACAATGGCGAGGTAGCGTATGCCAGTAACGCGGGAAAGCTGAATGAGTTGGCCCCGGAAGCTTACATACAACCACAGGAAAATCTGTTCATTAATTGGAATCTTAAAAATCCAGTGAACCAGCAAAATAAAACAAACTATACCGAAAGTGGCTATTGCATTGATATGTGGATTGGCGGGTTAGCATCCGATGCTACTACAGGTTACAGCTTAAATGTTACGCCAGATGGATTGGTTCTACTCCCATTACATTATGTTTCACAATATTTTGAACAAGTTACATGGGAGGGGGAACTTGTAACATTCGCATTGCTTATGGATGGAATATTATATACAGTATCTTGGAAATGGAATAAGGATGCTGAATACGAACTTATAGCTAATTTTAAAGGTCTACTAATACGGTACAGTGGAAAATACAAATATATTCAATTACTTAGTACAGCCGCCAGTAACCTCATTTTACAAGCTGCAAAAGCAGAAAAAGGCTCCATATTTACCGGCTGGCCCGTTTGGAATTATGCGCTGGAGCTGGCAAGGTGCCAGAGGTATCAAATAGAAATTTTTGACAAAAAAATTACAGGACAAAGTTATCTTGCTCAAGTTAAGGCGAATGGTTCAACTTTAGCCTACGGAGCTATCCCTATTCCAGTATCTATGCGGGACGGAGTTCTTCCAGTTATAAAAACAGATTGCTCAGCCGATAATCCATATTTGGCATTTGGAGTATGTTCATCTGGTTATAACTCAAGAATAGAAATTACAGAAATTTCTGTGTATTCCAAAATGAATAATGGCGTTGTTTTGAGAGCAAAGGGAAGTGATTTTATACAAGGAAACGATTATCAGATTTATGTAAATAATACAAGTGCACACCATTTTTTGCTTAATTGCAATCTATAAAAACTAAAGAGGGGATTCTATGAGCGGAAAAGCAGTTTTCCAAGGAGGAAATGCACAAAGCTTAGATAATATCGCAGGGCAGCCAATAGCAAAATATACCCACTCCAAAAGCGGTACTGTACATAAGCTGGAAGGCCCTGTAAATGCAAAGAATATTGTTTTTAAAGCTACAGGGGATTATAACGACGGCGATGTATGGATTTTAAATAATCATCCTGTAGCCGTAACCTATAACGGTGGTGAGGAACTGCTTCCAACGGCTGTTTTGACTGATGATATGGTACAAGCTGTTGTCATGGAGGATCAATTAAGGCTGATGCTGCAAAAGCCTACGCCGCAGGAAAATTTAATAGAAAACGGGCACTTTGTTAATCCGATCAACCAACGTGGAAAAACAGACTATACGACAGTTGGATATACTATTGACCGATGGAGATTAGATAGTTTGGGGACAGTCAGCATTGGTAGCAATAAAATTATTTTGACCGCAAGCAGCGAGAATACGCTGTATTTTTCGCAATTACTTAATGTTACAGATAAAATACTTGATAAAATAATGACATTTAGTGTTTTGCTTGCAAATGGTTCCATTTATTATGCAACGGGTACAATTCGAGAAGGAATACATATTACCAATATTTCTTCTGGTTGGATAAGCTGTTATATAATAAATACTAGACCAGGGATTCTTTTTACTGCAGGTAAAGGCTTGGTATTGGAGCCTGTCGCCGCAAAACTGGAACCGGGAAACCGCTTCACTGGTTGGCCCGTGTGGGACTATGGCACGGAGCTAAGGAAATGCCAAAGATATCTTTTAGGGATTCGTCCTGACAATTATAAAGAAAGAATTATTCCGATTGGCCAAGGAGTAGCAACTACGAATGGGAAAGTGAGAGTTCTTATACCTACACCAGTATCAATGAGAACAAGACCTGTATTTAATGTAGGCATCAACAATTTGAGAGTTGTTTCTACTACACCTGCTGTAGAAAACGGCATTATACCAGACACTGTAAATAATATGTTTTATTCTAACAATCTCATATTTATTGATGTTTATGCGGAAGGCTTAACAGCAGGAAATGCTTATGAGTTGTATTTATTTGGTACAACAACAGAAACCATGCTTTTTTCGGCTGAACTTTAAAAATGGAGGATAATTTAATGGAAGAACTCTTAAATGAAACGAAATCAAAAGTATATGTAAAAACAGATGAAAATAACCGGATTATCCGTTGTGAGGGAGGATACACCACACCGGAAGATTTAACAGGCTGGACTTACATAGACGAAGGCACAGGGGACAAATACAACCTGTGCCAGTCCCACTATTTTGAAGGCGGTTTATATGATGCGGATGGTATTCCACGTTATAAACTGGTGGACGGTGTGCCTGTACTTCGGTCTGATGCAGAGATGGAAGCCGACAGAGCCGCCCTGCCTGCACCGGAATCCATCCCCTCTGCAAAAGAGCTTGCGGAGGAAAACAAACGCTTAAAGGCCCAGATTGCCGCCAATGTGGACAGGCAGGAATTCCTGGAAGATTGCATCGCAGAGATGGCTTCCCAGGTATACAGCGTATGATAGGCGTTTTACAACGCCTTATTATAAAAATTATTTTAGGAGATGTTCTAATGATGACTATGTTTTTTGCTCAACGTGTTATTCTCGGCAAAACCACTTTTGAGGATGTTCCAGCAGCACTGAAAAAAGGGTGCGCTGAAATTCTCATTGACAGTGGATTGCCAGAGTTGGTACCGGAAGAATTCGGAGGCACCGGAAAATAAAAATGAATCAGGCGATACGGAGAAAAAAGGCTATGAACCTGCTGGAATTTTTTAAAAGTGGGAGTGGGTTACTGCTTGTCCTGCTGACCTTGGTACAGATCGCCCCTATTAAAGTTAATCCCTGGTCGGCGATTTTTAAAGCTATTGGAAAATCTATCAACAAAGATGTCTTAAAAATGCTGAATACTTTAAAGGACGCACAAGAAGAAACAAAAGAACGATTGGATGAGCATATTCGCACAGATGACAATCGGAATGCAGATTTGCACAGAGCAAGGATTTTACAATTTAACAACGAATTGTTGCGGGAAATTCCTCATACCAGGGAAGACTTTATAGAGATCCTTTCAGAAGTAGATTTTTATGAAAAATACTGTGGAAGCCATCCTCAATATAAAAATAATAGAGCTGTTCATGCAGTAGAAAACATAAAAAAATGCTATGCTGAAAGGCTGCAAAAGCACGATTTTCTTTAAAAAGGGGATAAGTTAAATGGATATAATGCAGTACATAAAACCGGAATTGATGTTGGTTATCCCAATTTGCTGGGGGGCTGGTGCAGCACTGAAGCGGACCCCCCATATTGCTGATTGGACAATCCCTTACCTGCTTTTGGGGATAGGGATTTTTATTTCAGGCTTATATGTTTTTGCCGTGGATGGTGTTTGTCCTATGTCTGCCTTTACAGCAATCACGCAGGGAACTTTGTTATCCATTGCAAGCGTTGGCGGAAACCAGCTTGTAAAACAGTATGGAAAGAAGGATGAATGGTAAATGAGTCAATTTATTGCAAAAGGTATTGATATTTCCAGCCACCAGGGAGATATTGATTTTCACAAAGTTAAAGCTGCTGGTTACAGCTACGTAATTATTAAGGCCGGACAGGGCTTCCGGCAGATGGACACCTTCCGGAACAAATATCTTCCTGGGGTTCTTGCTGCCGGTTTGGATTGGGGCGCTTACTGGTGGAGTGACGCTGTCTACGTAGCAGAGGCCAAACAGGAAGCCCAGGCATTTTTAAAGGCTTTGGACGGCTTAAAGCCTACATACCCGGTTTATATGGACCAGGAATATGAAAGCCCCTGCGGAAAATGGGGTGCAGCTAAAAATAAACAGCTCCGTACCGATATGGTCAAAGCATTTTTAGGTGTGCTTCAGGATGCCGGATATTATGCCGCCCTGTATAGCTCTACTGACTGGCTGCAAAATTGGGTGTTTGATAACCAGTTAACCAAATATGATAAATGGGTTGCCCAATATGCCTCCAAATGTACCTATAAAGGCGATTATGGTATGTGGCAACATCACGGAGATGTGCCTGGCTTTGTGGGCCGTTGTGACGGCGTTTCTACCTCCGTGGACCTCAACGATTGTTACAAAGATTATCCTCAGATTATCAAGGATCATTTGCTGAATAATTGGACAAGGACAGATTTGGATGTAGCCATAAAACCGGAAACAGAGAAAAACCCCGTTACAACAATATCTTTTCTGGATGCCGCAAAGCTGTTAAAGCAGGCAGGTTACACCTCAATCACACTTTAAAAACTGCTGGGAGCGTTGATTTCTTCCGTCTTATTTGCTATATTTGATTTAGAAAATCATTTCAACAGGAGGATAAAAGCAAGTGGAAAATAAAGAAACGATACAGAAAGCAAAAGAAGGACAGACGGAAGATATTAACAACCTTGCAATGGATTTGCTGCAAGATTATAAATTGAATTTCAAGCGGGTTTTTGCATTGCTTGTAATAGTCCTTATTCTATGGGCGGCAACAATCGGTGGTTTTGTATGGTATCTGAATCAATATGATTTTGTCAGTTCTATAGAATCTACCGCTGTCTATAGTATTATAGACAGCAGCGGGAATGTCATTAGTTCTGACATTCCCCAGGACCAGCTTGAAAGAATATTGGAGTTGATAAGCAACGGCAAGGATAAGAGTCCGAAAGGCTAGGGTTAAAAAAAGCAGGAAAACAAGGGGCACAGCCGTCCGAAAAACCAGGACAAAATCTAGGCCCAGGTAAAATAAGATGCCTATGAAAATTAAATTTTCTATCGAAGAACTGGAAAAGATGGAGAAAAATCCATGGCTGACAGACCGGGAACGCAAAGTTTTTGATTTATATTATCGTCGCGGATGGCCTATAGAAAGCATAGCAGCAGAGATGGACAGACAAAGGAGCTGTATAAGCAGAATATTAAAATCTATCCGCAATAAAACCAAAAAACTGATATAAAAAATGGCACATAAATGATACATAAAAGAGTCTTAAATGGGGCTTAAATGCCACATCCAAGCCTCTTTTTTATGTTTAAATATACCCATAAGGAGGGGACTGAACAAACGGTACACGCGTCACCGCAAAATGATTCAAATGGTCATGATTTTGTTTAGTGCCCTTCTTTTACTTTTAGAAAGGCGCGTGAAAAATATATGGCATTCGGTTATCAATCTTCTTATGGAACAACAGATCCTTTAAATTCTTACCGAACCCAATACCAGGGATACCAGCCTGTACAGCCGCAGGCAGGGAATAATTATATGATGCAGCCGCAATCAGGTAATAACTATATGACGCCGCAGCAAATCCAGCCGGTGGAACAGCAGACGGCGTCTCAACAACAGATGACTGCAAATACAGGATTTCAATGGATTCAGGGAATCGAAGGGGCCAAAAGCTACCAGGTGCAGCCAGGGACAAGCGTAATTTTAATGGACAGCAGCTCCCAAACATTTTTTATAAAATCTGCTAACGCTGCCGGGATGACAGAACTGCACGCTTACTCTTTTAAAGAAATATACGAGATAAATGGACAGGTTATATCACAAGCATATGTGCCGCAAAAAGAATTCGCGCAATTAAAAAATCAATTTGATGAATTGCAAGCGCAATTTGAACTGATGCTTAAAGAAAAGCAGGAAAAACCAATAAAAAAATCGTCTTTGATTTTAAAGGGGGATGCTGAATGAATCCGATCATGAACATGCTTGGAAATACGATGGGCGGAAACGGAAATATGATGCAGAATATGATGCAAGGCGCAATGCAGGGCATGGTGCAAAATGTGATAGGCGGCCAAAATGGTCAGAATCCCTTATGGATGATCATGCAGCTAATGAGCGGGAATATGAACCAACAGCAATTTGCACAGAAGGCTGTGGAAATGATGCCGCAATTAGGACCAGTGGTACAAGCCTTTCAAGGCGGAAATAATGAACAGGCATTTTTGGAACTTGAAAAAATAAACCCACAATTTGCTCAAGGCATAAAAGGGAAATCCCCCGAGCAGATTCAGCAAATGGTGGGATCTGCTATACAACAGTTTTCGGGACAAAATATGCAGCAGCAAAACCAACAGGTACAACAAAATCAGCAGGCCATCAACTCGCAGAATGCGGGATGAAATAAATTTTAAAAGGAGCGTTACATATGGGTGATGCAATGTCTGCCTATACTGCTGGCATGGTAGAGGCGCAAGGAAACAACCGAAATAACGATGGTATGTGGGGCGGCGGAAACTGGATTTGGATCCTGGTGCTATTCCTCCTATTCTCTATGTTTGGGAACGGTTGGCAGAATAACGGAAATAACAACAGAGACTGTTCATGTTCAAGCGGGGTGAACGTATTGCCTTATCTAAGTTTGATGTCTGCATCAGCAAATGGCGCAGCAACTCGAAATGATATTACAAATGCCTTTGCAGTAAATAATTTGCAGCGCGGTATTGACGGCTTAGCCAGAGGGGCTTGTGATAGCACCTATGCCTTAAACAACACAATCAATTCTGGTTTTAATAACACCAATATTGCAATGCTGCAAGGCTTCAACGGTGTAGATCGTCAGATGTGCAATATTGGCTTCCAATTACAGGATTGTTGCTGCCAGACTCAACGAGCCATTGATGGCGTGAATTACAACATGGCTGCCAATACCTGCACATTACAAAACACCATGAACAACAATACCCGGGATATTATCCAAGCAGGTCACAACGATGCAGATAGAATCTATATGAAGCTTTGCGATATGGAAGCAGTCCGCCAGGCAGAACGCTTGCAGGCTGTTGAACGAGAAAATCAAACATTGAAATTTCAGCAGTTTATGACAACTTCGCAAACCGCTCAGAATGGATACTTTGATGCTGTAGTAAACTCGGCTGTAGCACAATTAAAACCGCCATCTGCTGTACCGTCTTACAATGTGCCCCCACCGTTTCCTTATTGCCAACCCAACGGATATAACAACGGCATTTGCGGCTGCAACAATGGCTGCAACAATGGCTGTAATACCTGCAGCTGCTAAAATTAACCGGACAACAACATTCGGTCGTCCCCGCAATAGTGGGTGATTATTCGGGGGCGGTATGCAATTAGCGTACTGCCCCTTGATTCTTTAGACTTGAAAAAGGAGTTGATTTTGCATGGCGTGTAAACCTGTTTGCAGGCTTTGTGATAAAATCAAGATTTCCCAGGCTGTTACTTTTGCAGATGGGAATCTGGTTATCAATTTGCCTGCTGGAAGCTATAACAACGGAAACAAATATTGTGTTATAGTGGCACAAGCTATTCCTGCCGCTACAACCATCAACGCACCTGTTGTATTTACAATCGGGACGGGTACCGCACAATATCCCTTGACAAAGCGAAACTGCGCTCAAGTTACTGCTTGCGGAATCCGTACCCGTACCCGGTATTCCGTATGCGTTTCCACAAGTGCAACTGGCGGTGTGTTTAAAATGTTGGGTAATCCCTGCTGTTCTCCGGATAATACGCTGGCCAGTATTAACGGGACTGCTCCAACAGCCCCAACTACCCCGACCACAGGCGGAGGAGGTGCCACAGAATGAGCTTAATGCGGATGATGGTAATGAATCAAGGCCAAAGTAGCAACCGTATGGATAGGCGTTATAATAGCCCCAGGGACGATTATAACAGAGGCGGTGACTATGGAAGCCCAAGAAGCGAGTATAATGATAATTATATGCCTCGTTCCTATGGCAACAGTCCACAGTATGAGTACGGAATGGGGGCAGAAAACAATATAACGGATGCCTTCCGGGACAGTCGGGGCCGCAGACACTATGAAAACGGGCGGTATGCTCCCATGCGCAGCTATTATGATGATGGCTCCAATTCCGATATGGACAGAAGTAATGAGGGAGAATATTACCCCGGCGGGATCACCATGAACTACGATAGAGGCGGTCAAAAAGGCGGCAGAGAATCTCACAAAATGGGTTTTGCTGCCGGCAATGAGAAAATGGACAAACGTATCGCCGAGGAATGGGTACATCAAATGAAAAATGAAGACGGTTCTTCTGGTCCCCACTGGAACATGGAGCAGGCTAAACAGATTATGCAGCAAAACAATATTGACTGCGACCCAGCGGAGTTTTATGCTGCTCTTAATATGATGTATAGCGACTACTTCAAAGTTGCCAAAAAATATGGCGTCAATGAATCCGGGCTTTACGCCCATTTGGCCAAAGCATTTTTAGATGATAAAGATGCTGGAGATGGCAAACTGATGCGGTACTATGAATGCGTGGTGAAATAAATGGAGAACAAAGAACTTCTGGAAAAAGTTTCTAAGCGGATAGAGGAAGCTGTTGAAAAGATTTCAAACGCTTCTCTAAGTTCCCAAAATATTGAACTGCTGCATTATCTCATAAAAACAGAAAAAGAAATCTGTGAGATGAAAAAAGGCCACGTTTCGGGGCGAACCAAAGGCGGCGATAGAATCAACGGAATGTTTGGAGAAATCGCCGAACGTTGGACAGAGTACACCGATTCAAAAGAAAGGTACCGTGATTCTCATGATGATATGGATAGGCGAAGGATGGTAAACAGCCTTAGAATGATGCTTGTCCGTCTGAATGATATGGTGCAGGAATTGATTGGCTGTTCAGAGTGCACCGAAGAGCGGGAAGTTATTGAAAACTATCGCAGCGGTATTCTGTAAACAAAAATCCCAGGGTAATAAAATACCCTGGGTAATTTTTTAGGAGAGTGAAAAACGTTGGGACAATATCAGCAGCAATATAATTATAGCGGTCTGGAACTAATAGAAATATTAGCGTTTATATTACAGATGATGGATTATGAAGCAACCATGTCACAGGTAGGGAACAATGATATTTTGAAAGAATTGAGAACCGATACAGAGAAGTTAAGAAACGAAATCGCAGAGATTAAAGAGATAATCAAAGAACTTCAACAATAATATATGCAAGTCAAGCACAAGTCACTATACAGCATAAATATAGATTATAAGCGGATTTGTACATTTTTCCTATTCGCCAAATTGACGAAAATCTATATTTTGTGATAATTTTTGAAATATGGATATAAATAGGCTTAAAACGCCTCGGCAAGCCTGTTTATATATATTCATGTCACTTCGCGATATGGCTTTAAATGCTTCTAAATGTATCAAAATTCCTGTAATTTGCAAGTAAAATGCAAGTCAAAGGTTGCTGATTTTATCAAGATATTCATTCAGCTTATCAATATTTTTTTCTTTGTATTTTTGGCTTAAATGTGTATAGATGCTTAGGGTTGTCCCTATGTTTGCATGGCCTAGTTGATCACGGGCTGTCATTACATCTACCCCAGCCATATATAATAATGTAGCAAATGTGTGCCTTAAATAATGTGGTGTAAACGGTGGGATTTTCATAGGGAGTTCAAATTTGCTGTTTTTTATATCCTCTCCGTTATATCCATATTTTAGATTTAATTCTTTCATGTAATCCGCCCATGCGGATTTCCAAAGCCATGCCGGAATCATGGTGCCGTTTTTGGTATGTACTACATAAATGCACAGAGGATTTTCTTTTTCCTTTTCCTGTCTCAAAAAATCAGACAGCCTTTGCGGTATATTTACTACCCGTACCCCAGCTTTTGTTTTCGCCCCTTCTTTTAACCTAGGCTTACCGTTTATCATCTCAACTGACTTGTTTACTGTAATTGTATTTTTTATTAAATCCACATCTGGCCAGGTTAAAGCCGTTAATTCTCCGCGCCGCAGTCCCGAATACATCATCACCATTGCAGCCCTCTGCATTTTATGGGGCGTGTCTATTATCCATTGCTGCTGTTCTTCTGTTAAAGCTTCCCGGTGTTTTTCCGGTGCATTAGCGGGAATACGTACGTCCTTTGCCGGGTTAAAATCTATGGCCCGGGATTCTACCGCAAGCTGCATAATCTGTTTTACTGTCCCTTTAATCTGGCGTAAAGTGTTTTTTGCTAACCCTTTTTTACCTGGCCTATCCTTCGCTAATTCTATAATAATTTCCTGTATATCCCAGGCACTTATTTTATAGATGGGTATGTTCTCAAGAGCAGACAAGTGCCTGCAATATCCCCTGTACGAATCCATTTGCGAGCGGCACACCCCGTCCGATTCCTTTACCACTAGAAAGCGTGTTGCCCATTGGCCAAAAGTGTCACGTTCTGCGGATAAATCTATCCCTTTTTGCAGCTTTATTTTTGCCTGCATGGCTTTTTCATCCGCTTCCTTTTGGGTGGCCCCGTATACGGTTTTATATTTACGTTTACCTGTTTCTTTGTCCTTTCCAATATAGACCTGCACAGCGATTCTTCCGTCAGCCCGTCTTTTGTTTCTGGATTTTGCCATAAAAAACAACACCTTTCTAAGCCCTTGCATTTGACCTAAAAAAGTGTTAGACTAATAGTGCAAGAGCTAAATTTTTTGGATATGGGTTTAGCTTACAACCGATCTCCCTGTGTTCCCGCACAGGGAGATTTTTCTTTGCTTATAAATTATCCAGTCCGGTAGAGGTTAAGAACTCTGCCGGATTTTTTAATTATTTGATATTTTGTTCGATCGTTTGATTTCGCTGCATTGAAATTTAGATTGAGCATCCAACAAATCTTTGGTACTCTTAACCAAATAATCCTGCAAATAGCAAGGAAGTGCTTCAAAAGTCTCAAGCAATTCTTTTTCTTTTGCTGAAATTTTAGAAGATTTTTTCTCTTGATATCCTGTTTCCCACAGTTCATCAAGAGAAACGTTTAACGCTTTTGCAATAGCGGCAATCTGGTTCCCTCTAGGGTATTTTTTTCCATTTAAATAATAGGAAATCGGAGCTTCGCTAAGACCAGGCATTCTG